TAGCAAACTTTAATCCTTTTGCATGTGCCTTTTGTATTGCATCTTGTAACCCAGTTGTAATGTAAATGTCTTTATGTTTTAAAGGAGTACGATCCATTACATCGTGATCTTCCCATCCCTCTCTTTTCCTGTCTGTAACATCTTGTTGATTAACTACATAGTCCTCTACATCACTAAACATACGAGTTTCGGAATATTTATGTATGTCAAAGTTAGCACTATCAGGATTGTATTCATTGTTTTCCCAATCTGCATTTATATCACTAATCACTCTCTTAGTTTGTAAATCAAAATCCTCAAATGCTTTTTTGAACTCTGGACTATTCATAGTAGCAGTAGAAAGACCTTGTTGGGCGCCTGGAATGTTATGAGATGTAAATTGATTCCATATACCTTTGTGAGACGTTTTTTTAACACTTGCTATAAATGCTGCTTTAAACATATAGTTAGGAACATCTTGCAAGGCTGCCCTTGCTGTATCTAAATGCGTTTTGTCATCAGGATAAAGATCATACTCATCCATAGTATCTTCAAACACACTTATTGCTGTACGATAAGAATGTAAATCTTTATCGTATACTCTTAATTTATCACCTATATCATCGTATTCAGTTTGAGTGAAACCAAATTGTCTTCCATCTTGTATCCAATCAGACTGCATCTCTTCAATAAAATAAATAGGAGTATCTGTTTGAATCATATCCAGATAAGTTGAAGGATTTTCAGTAATAGATGAACCATCTTTATGGTAATCACCCCTAGGTCTTATTGTTTTACGATAACTGATTAAGGTATTTGGGTTAGTGGTTCCATAATGACCTTCTGTGTATTTAGATTCACCACTCCTAGGTACAAGACTGATTAATTCTTCGGAATATGTATTTTCATATTGCTTTGCAACAGAACCAAGATAACCATGATACTGGGATTGGCCATGACCTCGTTCATCACCTACAGACCTTACTGCTTCTAGGAAACCTCTTTCTTGTGCATCAGTATTAAGCATTGCCTGTGCTCTTGGTAAATCTACGCTATCTGCAATTAAGTTCATTTCAGGATCGTAAACAAAATACCCATTATCATTATTTCCAGCAACTAAATACTCAACTGATTCCTCAGGACCGTCATATCCTTCGTGAGTATCAACTGTTATTCTTTGTTCAAAGGTTGGATTTTGTAAATAGTCCTTTTCTGCTATTGTATAAAGTGCATCCTGAAAATCAAGTACCTCATCCACATTTTTGTCATTTTGCCCCCATTGAGCTTGATTTGAACCTCTTGCCATCATATCCGGGCCTCCATGATGCAAGTCTTTAGCTAGAAGTTGATCCCATTGTTCTATACCTGAATTGTTTAGTTCTTGTAGTGCTGTTAAGGATGTCTTGTTCTCTTGAAGTAATTGACCAATAGCTGGTTGGTTTTCTCTAGCGGCTTTGTTTAACGCTTCCATTGATTGGAAGTTTATATGTGCTTCTAAACCATGTGTCAATGGATATTTTTCTGGCTTATCTTCATGCATTTGAAAGAAAACTCTTGCCATTTTATCATCATCTCTTGATGCATCAGCTTGTCTAACTGTAAATGAATAATACTCATTATCTTGAACATAGTTAAATGGGTAATGCTCTCTATACTCCGTATCTCTTGCACGAAGACTACGATCTATATGACTTATTTCTGTGTCTGCATGTACTTCAAATGAACCTCTCATATCTGCCATTAAGTTTTCGCTGATTTCTTGAACTACTTCAGGGTTTTCCACTACACTCAATGTGCCATCAGGAGTTTCAATCTCACCAATCTGATAACGCTCATTAACTCCTCTCTCCACAGCAGGGGTTGGCCCGTATTCTTCCCACGTTTCGTAAGGATCGTGAACAAATGCCATATTTGGCGTGTAATTTAGTGTATTCACACCTGTATTAGTTGGTGACAACAAAGATGTAGAAAGTAGACTTGTTCGGTTAAGACTTATGTGATCTAACAAACCTTGTTGAGTTACTGATTGACCATCTAAGTTCTTCACATAATCATCAATGTTTAAATCTTTTATTTCAGCAGCTAATATGCCTCTTCCTTGTAAGTAAGGCACAACTTGATTGGCAGCCATTGAGGGTTGTTTCATATCCATAACTGTCTTTTCAGCTTTAGAGTATGTACCTGCTGCATCAAAGAAAGGATTATCACCCACATCCTTTATTGATAGACCAACAGGGAGCGCTCCAAGAGTTCTTACTTGATCCGTTATTGCGGCTAATCTTTCTGCACTTAAATAATTCTCTAGTTTTCTTGCTCCCCATACACCACCGAATACCATAGCGACAACATCAGCTGGATGTTCAAGTGCCGCCTTTCTTACTGCGCCAGGAGTGCTAAAGAATTGTTGAGCAGAGTCCAGCACGAATGTTGCCATCTCTTCATTCGTAGTGTTGTCGATGTTTGGAAATAAACCTGCCTTTGTTGCCAGGCCCGATCCTAAACCGAATATTGCTTTACCTGTTTTGATAGGATTCATCGCAATATCAATGCCACCTTCAGCTATTTCAAACAAATTTGATGGTAAGTTCTTTCCAAATACTTTAGCATCTTGTACAGTATTAGCAACTATATTGTCTAACAGACTCAGACCTGTTACTGGTTCATTGGGATGTTTGTTGATTACTGGAGGAGCTTCAATCTTGTCTTGATAAAGACCAATACTCTTGCCAAACTCGAATGGTTTGTCTACTAACAAGCCTGTAACTTTGTCTTGTCTCTCCTGTTCTGTACCTAAGAAACCTGTAACCTGATTCCCTACTACATCCCATACACTACCAAGAAAACTACTCATACCACTCCCTTCAAATTCCTTCGTAAAGGTTTATCCCAATTCTGATTGTAAGGTTGATACCCTATAGCGAGGTAACGGAATGCATCTGCTCCATGTGATGCCCAGTTGTGGTTTGGTCGCATCCTCCAAGTCTTGCCATTTTCATCCCAATCTCTCTGATAGTTTAACAGACAGTCTATTCCCTTCTCGCAGTTTTTTTCATCAAAGAAACATTTGTCTAGCATAGCTCTGACTGATTGTATGCCATCATCAATAAGTAACTGAGGTGCAATTTCTATTTTGTCAGCGTGAATACCTAACTGATCTAATGTCTCAAGTCTACTCTTTCCTGTTCCAAGCTCTCTAACTCTGATGTCATGTGGAAAAACATACTGATCATAAACATAACCACGATCCTGAAGGACTTTGACATAGTGTTCTAGTCCTACACCTGATGCTTCATAGTAGTCTATTAGATGAACTTCAGTACCAACAAACTGTGCAAACCAAAGTGCTGTTGAATCTCCAATGCCAAGATCGAATGCAACTACAACACCTGTGCCACGATCATATCTTACCTTAGTAATACGATCCTCATCTTTAGCTCTTCTCATTTCAGATGCGTAATAGCTTCCTTCGCTGTAGATTAGATAAGAACCCTCCCAAATATGTTCATACATGTCGGGCCGTTGCTCTTTATCTTCTAGTCTTGTCTGCTCAAGAACGTCTGGGAACCAAGGGTTATCCCTAAAATTCATCATCACACCCTTACTATCGTGAGGAGTCTTATCCCTGAATCTCTCATTGGTTGCTGAGTATTTGCTCTCTGGGTTCCAAGTTACCCATATTTCTGAGTCAACTTCCCGGACTGTTGGAATCAACACATCGTAAGCTCTACCACTTAATGCTTCTGCTTCATCTACCCAGCACAATAGAATACGGGCCTTAGACTTGATTGAGTCTAGTGATCGTCTTAGACCTGAGAACGTGTATGTGATGTGACCATCCTTAGATCGTATGTACTTTTCACCTATCTCGTAGTAATCGTTGAGCCAGGGAATAGATTGAATTGCGGTCTTAATCTCTTCTAATGATGAATCACTCAAGGAGTTCATAAACTCTCTTGCGCAAAGTATCTGCCCTCTTCTTGGTGGATTAGCGTTTCCCCATTGATAACCTTTAACTGCTGTCATCAACGCAAAGCTTCTGGTTTTTCCTGATCCTCTACCGCCGTAAGAATATCTTGTTCGGGCCTTTCCTTCAAAGACTGGTACTAATTTAGGTGGCAGTTCAATCTCAGCTCTAGTCTTCTTCATTCACTTTGGCAACCAGTTCAATGACATTTGGCTGCATACTCTTATCACTAGAAATAATGTCTTGATCCATCTTATCGTGGAACCCATGCTTACCCAATACAAGCTTAGTTATCGCTGAGTTGAATGTGTTATTGAGTCCTTTATTCACCAAGGTTTTCTGTTGAACTTGCATACATCTCCCTAATATGTCGGAAAACTCCTTGCTTTCTTGCCTGGCCCAGTCGTATAAAGTGTCTCTGTGTAAGCCTAAATGCTCTGCCATTCCTTCAATGCTTGGGATCATATCTCCATACATCTCATAGTCATTAATGTAAGCTATTGCCTTCTCTACAATCTCTTTAGAATATTTAGTTGGTCTAGCCATTCAAGTGTACCTCCTCTTCAGGCACTTCGGTAGCCTCAAAACTTGTCTCTAATATAAACATCTCAACTTGCGTATCAATCTCTCCAACAGTAGTGTCTGTTAAATCTCCCATGATCTTACACAATGCTAAGTATTTAACTGGCAATGTAAGTGCATCTAATCGTAAAGGATTACTCATACTATTTCTTCCATACACTAGCAGTAAGGATCGACAGGAACGTCAAGTGAAACAATCCACCGCCCATTAAAGTAAACGGATCGTGCTGCCCTGTGAGTTTCTTCATAAGTTCCATCTGTACTAACGTGTCCTCTGTTGCATTAATTATCTCCATGAACTGGCTGATGTCAGGTCGATTGAGTCCGTACCAAACTGGCACAAACAAAAAATCGTAGAAGCAAATTAATAAATAAATTCCTAGTGCAGAGAATCTGAATCTTTGCATAGAGCGTTCTACTTTTGTCATCTCCTTCATCTAAACACATGGTGGTTTGCACATCAAAGCATCAACACCAATGAACAAGGTTATTATAAAAAGAATCACACCTAACACGATCAAAGCTATTATTGGCTTACTCATTCTACTCTCCAATTCTGTGTGGGAAGCTTAACTCAGACCTCCCACTCTCTCATTCTACTACTAATCCTCTCCACTCATCAGGTAAATTAAGTCGAATGCCTAGATCATTACTTGCCCAAGTTATTACTTCATCTAGATAAACTCCCATTTCTTTAGTGGATAAACTTGTTGTCGATTTTACTACCTCAATGGGTTTCTTTGCAACTTCCTCTATCGTAGTCTCTAAAAATTCTTGCTGACAAAATTTATGAATTGCATCCTTTGTGTTGCCTGACTCTACCCTTACTTGCTCAATAATATGCCAATACAGAGCATTCTGAGAGCCTGATCTTGTCATATTTTTTGGTTTTATGCTGATTATTGCCTCACTTCCACTTGTATTCATAAAAAAAGTTCGAGTCATATTTTCTATAATGTCAGCCTTTGGCTTGTCTCGTTTTAGTATTCTTGATAGAGTATTAGTCATCTTCGTAAGGTGATATTGGTGGTTTAGGTGGATGTCTTTTTTTCATTTGTAACCATCCAATGTTGTGTCAGGATAGTGTTCATCTACAAGACCTTGCTTAACCAGTTGTCTCTTGGTTCTAGTCATAGCAAACTCAGCCATCTCTTTAATAAAGTAAGGCTTGTAGTAAGGATGATCCAATGTGTCATACAGAGAATGACATGCATGGCATCCATAGAACCCTATGTCATGTCCATTTCTATCTCTAGCCTTAAAACCAAGACCTTGTATATTTTCATGACAGAAGACCACATTGCAGTTCTCTATTCCTGAATCGCAGACATCACTAG